TAGTCGCAGCCGAGGTCTGCCGCCAGCGTGGCAGCGTCAGCATCAACGATGTGCGCGAGCGGGTTCAGATCCCTGCGCACCTCCACCCATCTGTTTTGGGCGCGGTCTTTCGCACCAAGCAGTTCGTCAAGGTTGGCCTTGTTGAGGCCAATCACCCCCAAGCGCATGCCAGAGTGGTGCGCGTTTATCAACTACAGGAGTAAATCATGGCAGGCAAACTGACCGACGACAAATCAATGAGCGCATCGCGCTTACCCGGCCTCATGGGTTTCAGCAAGTACAGCACACCCAACGAAGAGCTGCAGTTCAGCATCAACGCCATTGACGGCAAAGAGCGCCCCGACATTGGCAATGAGGCCATGGGCTGGGGTAATACCTTGGAGCCAGTCATCCTAATCGAATCAGCCAAGCGCTTGGGGATCACCGACTATGACACCCAGATCGGGCAGGCCTACACCCATGAGGCCATCCCCCTGTCATGCAGCTTAGATGGCATTGGCTTTGGGCTTAGCCAAGAGATCTTCACCGACCCCGACAAGGGTCTGTATGTGGTTGGCCAAGATTCCATTGTGCTCAGCGGCCCAGGCGTGCTTGAAGCTAAGCTCACCAAGATGATGCCCGAAGATGTGCCCCACCTTGCCCGTGGCCCCATCCAGCTGCAAGGCCAGATGCTGATTACTGGCCACAGATGGGGCGCAGTCTGCGTGCTGTACCAAGGCATTGAGCTGCGCGTGTTTCTGTTTGCACCGCACCATGAAACCCAAAAAGAGATCATCAAAGCTGTGCTGGCCTTTGACCACAAACTGAAAACCTACCGCGAGTCTGGCGCCATAGACTGGTACCCACCACAAACTAGCAAGGAAATGGACCGCATGTACCCGCAGGCCGTGGCCAAGGAAGAGATATCACTAGCCGTGCAGGCTGAGCAATTGGCCGAGCAATTGCTGGCTGCCAAGTCTGTTGTCAGAGAGGCCGAAGCTTCAATCGACAACGCTGAGAAGCAGATCAAAGGGCTGATGGGTCAGGCTGAGCGTGGCCGAGCTGGCCGTTTTGTGATTAACTGGCCCATGCGCAACTACAAGGCGGCAGCCGAGCGCCTGGTGCCAGCCAAGGAAGCCTATAGCGTGCGCCAGTCCACGCTGACCATCAAGGAGCAGCCTTGAACCTGCAAGGCAGGCCCGACATGCAGCAGGCCTTCGATGATGCTGTCGTGGCCATGCTCAATGCCACCGACTGCACCGAACCACAAGCCGCAGCCTTTGTTGAGGCCATGGCCAACTTGATTTTTACCACCATGCAAACCTATTTAACTGAGAGAGAACCAAATGAACCACATAATCATTGAGCGCAGGCGGCAGGCCGTACTTAAGCGCTTTGAAAGCTATGTTGCGCCGGAAGCCATCACCGGTTGCTGGAACTGGACGGGCTCCGGCAACAATGGAGGTTACGGTCGAATAACCAATGAAGAAGGGCAAGTCATGCTTGCTCACCGCTGGTCATTTCGCCGGTTTATTAGCGAACAGATGCCACCTGTCGTTATGCATGTTTGCGATAACCCCGCATGTGTGAACCCATCACATCTTGTCGCTGGCAATCAAGTACTGAACATGGCGGACATGTGGGACAAGGGGCGCGGCAAACCTCGTAAGATTACCCGCGAGCAGTCAACGCTAACAAAATATACCCGCGAGCAGCTAGAGCAGGTTAAGGTATTGCGCGCTGAAGGCTTGACCCAAATGACAATCAAGAAGCTGACGGGCATCAGCCAGTCTCATGTGTCCCGTATTTTAAATGGAGCAGTTATATGAATTTAGTCACAACCAACAACCAAGGCTTTGCACCTGTCACATTAGATGAAGCCATGCGCTTTTCAGAGATGCTTGCAAAGTCAAGTATGGTTCCCAAGCAGTACCAGAACAAGCCAGAAGATGTGCTGGTCGCCGTTCAATGGGGCAAAGAGCTTGGCCTTGCGCCATTACAAGCCTTGCAGAATATTGCGTGCATTAACGGGAAGCCTTCTGTTTATGGTGACGCTGCTCTTGCCTTGGTTCAGGCAAGCCCACTTTGCGAAGGCATTGAAGAGCGCATGGAGGGCGAGGGCACCCCGAACCCACAAGCGGTCTGCGTGGCCCATCGCAAGGGCAGAAAGCCGGTGGTCGCCACCTTCTCGGTTGAGGACGCAAAGAGAGCTGGTCTGTGGGGGAAGCAGGGGCCGTGGACTTCGTACCCAAAGCGCATGCTTGCCATGCGTGCTCGCGGCTTTGCGTTGCGCGATGCTTTCCCTGATGTGCTGAAGGGTTTGATCAGCGCCGAGGAAGCAGCCGACTATCCTGATGAGGCCAAGCCTCGGCCAACAACCAAGCCAGCCAACCCGTTGGACCTGGTGGCTAAGCCAGAGCCAGTGGCCATAGAGTCGGTTGAGGTTGTGCTTGAGGCCGAGCCTTATTTAGAGCCGACTGGGGTAGTTGAGCCCAATGGCTTTGCTTTGCTGGTGCCTGGCAAGGATGAGCCATTCTCAGTTCACGAAAGCTTGGATGAGTGGCAAGATGCCTACGAAGATCTGGCCGACAAGACAGCGAGAGCCGGCAAGCGGCCTGCGCGTGAGCGCATGACCGCGCTGAAGGAGCTGCGTGTGGCCAACGAAGACACCATCGCACGCATTGACCAAGTCAAGCGGATCCGGCACACAGCCAGCTACACCCAGCGCATCAAAGCACTGGGTGCATCGCAGGGTTAAGCCACCAAGCCTGGCAGGTAGGTTGTCTTGCCTGCCACCTTGGTTGCTGTCAGCTCTTGATTCTTGAGGTTAGCTGGGTCGTATGACACATGCACCCAACCGCTGTCAGGGATGCCAGGTGTGTAGAACTCAAGGATGAGTTGGGTGTATTCAAGGTTATCCATGATCCACTGAGCCAACTCTGCATTGGCCACGCCAGGTATCTCAATGTCAGCCGCCATACCTTTGCAGTGGTCTGATGTCTTGCTGCCGCCAACAGCAGCGTTTGACTCAGGGCTGCGGTAGGCAGAGTTAACCTTCACGCCTTTGCCAAAGTGATCGCGCACCGGCTGCAGCACTTTCTCGCACAGCAGGCGCAAGTTCTCTGTAGCTTCGTCATCAGGAGTGTTGTCAAAGCCCATCCGCAGGGCAGTCTCTGACTTCGTTAGTTCGTGCAGGGAAAAGTTTGCTGACAGGTTCATGGTTTCTCCTTTAAGGTTTGGTAGATGGATTCGTAGGCTTGCTGGCAGGAGGCAAGTTGTCTAATTGCTTCGTCTCCATCGTCTGTGATGGCGATAAGAGTTTGAGCAGTCGTTGCGTCAAGTTCGCTTCCCTCTTGACTGCTATCTCCGCTGGCAACGGGGGTATTTGCGGAGGCTTGTACGGGGCAGGTGGCTTTGCCAGGGAGCCGCAACCGCAGAGCACCAGAGGCAATAGCCAAATCACGTTCCTTTGAAATCTGTTTTGCTTTTTCATTTGAAGTCCTCAATGCTGTGGCTGTCGATGTCACGGCTGTTGTCAATGCCGCCTCTTTTGTCCTTGCAATAGCGTTTAAGCGTGCAATCTCAAGTTGCTGAGAGACATTCTCATCATGCTTGCCTTTAAAGTAACCACCCCCAAAAGAGATGGTTACAGACAAGACAAATCCCAAGATTACCCAAGGGTTAAAAATACTCATGGCTTTGGTGGCTCATCAATGTCAACAGCCTCGGCCTTGGCATTCGCTATGGCCACAGCAGAGACAGCCTTGCGGCCAGCCACACCACCTAGTACACCAGTGCAAAGCAGCATGATGTCGTTCAGCATCTTGGTGTAGACCTTGTCAATGGGTGCCATGCCGATCATGGGCTGGGTGACAAAAGTCACAGAGTAGATGAAGCTAAAGCATGAGCCGATCAGGATCAGCGCAATCACCACAATAACAAAAGCCCACACGCGAGCTTCAATCTCTTCTGGTGTCAGGCGGTTGTTTGGTTTGTATCCAATGGTTGGCATTACTTTGTCTCCTTCTCTGGTTTAATTAGTTGGTCAGGGCAGGTCGCCGTAGCGGAACATATGGGTGGCTTGCACTCAGCAAGCGCAGAGTTAGCTGGGTCTTGGCACGGGTATCTGAAGCGATCCTCGCAGCCAGTAAGAACTACTAGCAGCACAGACAAAAACCAAATCTCATACACATTCATTTGTCTTTCTCCTTTCGTTGTTGTTGTTCAATTTGCCGTCTAAGCTTCTCAACCTTTACAAGCTCCTGCTTGACTTCATTCTTTGTTTCCAAGATGTCCAGATAAAGCATTGCGCCAAGCGGAAGCAGCAGAGCCACAAACAAACACAAAAGAATAGCGGCCACTATGTCTTCCTTAACTGACTGACGAACAGGAGCCACAACCACAGGTACAGGAGGAATGTAGAAGTCGCTACTAGGTACGCTAGCTTTAGCTGGAAGTTTCTTTCCTCCTCTTTGCGTAGCCATAGCTCCTGCCTGTTTTTTGCTTCCTGTTTTAGCCTTGCTTGGGTTTGCTCCTCTTCAATCTTCTCTCTCATACTGAACACCTCAGAGTACAGAGCCCCCATTTCAGGTGGTGACTGATAGACCATGCACTCTCGTATTTGTATAACCAAGTTGTCCATCTCTTGCTGGGCCATCACTCGCTTGAGTGCTGACTCCATCAGGTTTTGGTCAGGGTCGTAGACTGATTTGCTTTTCTCTTCCTC